TATCGATAGAGGTATTGCAGGCAGACAACCGGATCGCGGGCTTCGGAATCTCGGATTAGTTCCTCCATCGCCTCAACCAGCGCACGGAATTTGCCCCGAATCTCTAGCAATTCGACCCTCATGGGCGGGGCGGATGCGAATTCTCCCCCGCCTGCGCCAAACTGCGCTCGCCATACCGGGGTACTGGTCGAATAGCCAAGCGCCTCAACGCTGGTTATCCACACGGCCCATTGCTGCATGAGCCCAGCGAATTCCTCGGCTGCTGTGGCGGTCACTTGTCACCCAGCCCTGTCCAGATTCCGGGGTCAGCGGGCCGGTCGTACTCCATCAACGCCTCATAGGTCATGAGAATCGCCAGCTTTATCCGCATGTGCGCTTCCTCCGATGCTATTTCCTTTTGGAAAGCGGCCTCGATGTAGTTGTGGCAGTTATTGCAGCTTGGGGCGGGCAATTTTACCTCCCCGGTCGGGTCGTATTCGAGGTGGTGTGACTCGCCCTGACACCGGTATTTGACCTTGAACTGACACCGCAGCCTGGCTACGTCCTCGGCGAGTCCTGACGGGTCGGGACGGTAACGCAGGATCTTGGCCTGCCGGATGGCTTCGCGTTCGTGTGCGTTCATGCAGTCAGTCTCCCGATGGTTTCGGCCAGCACCGTTAATTCGTCCTGCTTGTAAACGCGCCAGAGCGCCCGCGTGCCGTGCAGACCGTCTTTGCCTTGGTGGCACTCCTTGCACAGCGGAATGGCCAGATAGTCGCTAGCGCGCTGCGCCATGCCCTGCCCTTCGCGGATGTGGTGCGCGTCACTTGGGCCGGATGCGCCGCATAGCCCGCAGTCCATTTCCTTGATGCGCTGGATGTGTTTGCGGTTCATTGCGCGGACTTCGCTAGCTCGATTTCAATGAGTTTTTCCACGAAATGCCGCGCCTTCCGCAAGTCCTCAATGCCGCCCTTGTCTTTCCACCGGCTAAGGTATTTTATGGCGCACCCCTCGAAATACCCGATATTGTTCGCCGCGATATAATCCCACGGTTGAATAGCTTTGCCTTTGTAATGGCTGCCGCCGTGCTGCTCGTCGTTTGCGCTCATCCGATGTTGTTCCGCACCCACTCGTCTAGCTTAACGGCGTGATTCGCTCCGATGGCTTCTAGCGCCTGCTCGGCAGTCATCACGACGTGTACCGGGGCTCGCTGTTTGGCGTGCCAGTCCTTTTGTGCTGGGGTCAGTTCACGGTCGGCTTTGGGCACGTCGGGGTTTTTCACCTCGAGCACAAACCATCGCCGATGGTAGCTCACCAGGAGGTCGGTTACACCGCCGCCCGCTTTCGATAGGTCGGTGACGGCAGCGCCCGCCGATTCAAGCGCGATCGCGATCGCGTTCTGGTTCTTGTCCTTGCGGGCTGCTCGTCTCATCCGAACTTCGCAACCTCGCTCATCACGCGGTCAATGTCCGACCGCTTGTAGGTCTTAAGTACCCATTTGAGGATAGCCGAAATGGTCTTGTCGTACAGGTCGGCAAACGTATCCTCGTCCATGCTCGCAAAGCTAATCGACCGCGCTTGTATTCTGGTCCCGCCTTTCACCGATGGCACCTCTTGATAGTAGCCCGCAAGCATGGTCATTTCCTCCCTGAAGCGGTCGAAGTTCTTTTCTGGCGCATCTTCTGGCGGCTCCCACATTTCAAAGGCGTAGTTCACCAGCGCAAACCATTTCTTCATAAAGGCGTAGTTCCGAGGCCGCTTGAATTCCCCCATCACGCCGTCGCCGGTCTTGAGTTTCCCGACCCATTCGACAGTGCCTTGGTCGTCGGGGGCTAGGACGCCATTCGGGAGTTTGCGCCATGTGGTAATCATTTTGGCGGTTCTGGTAATGGCATCCAGTGGGTCGGAATTAACCCTATGTCGGAATAGTTCTCGCGCGTCCAGCCCTCGCCCCAATTATCTATCTCTTGTTCAGGAGCAAAACCTTGCGCTCTATAGTAGCCGCGCCACGTAGTGCGCCAGTTCGTCGAAGAAATAAGCACGGATGTTCCATCCTTCGGTGCCGTCTCAATAGGTTGCCACCGCGCAGCGTCGCGCAATTCGTCCCGCTCGCGAATCAGGTCATCAATTAGATCGCTCGTCTCGCCCACGTCTGTGCCGCATTCTTCGCACATGCCGCCATCGCTAGTCATCTCGCCCCCTTTGCCTCATCCGCTGTCTTAAAATGCCCGACCGCCTTGAACTTGTCCGCCTCGGCCTGGAAGTACGCTATCCACCACGGCCAGTCTTTTTCTGGCTCTTGCATGACTTCCTCAAAACACGCCTTGAGATGCGCTTGAGTGTCTCCGCGATACTGACGGCACTCGGATAGCGCAGATCGTAGGGCTATGCGGGGGTTCATAGCGCCACCACCGGCCGCCAGTCGCCGAGCAAGTGCAGAAACATCGAATTAGTCTGCAACGACTCCACGATAACCGCTTTCTTTTGCCGCCCCATCCTGCGCAGTTCACTGTCCTTTTTGTGCCTCACCTTCGCGCACGCAACGCAGCACTTGGTCTTAGCGTCTCGCGCGTCGATGTGACCGTTCAGGCACGGTACGCCAGTGAAGTACCATTTAACCTGCTTTGCGTCCGCCTCAAGCGCCGTGGGTGGAAGCGTGCCGGCCGCAATCATGGCGTCTACTGCAAGCCTGTATCGCTTCGCTAACGCGTCTTTGGCGCACGCCGAACTGCAATACTTGGCAATCGATTTGGCTGGCTTGTAGTTCTTGCCGCAGTGGTCGCAGTTGATGTTGGCTAGCTTGGTCGGGCGTCCTGCCTCTTTTCGCGCCGGCCGTTCTTTAGCCGGTCCTGCCGTTGCCATTCCGTTAGGTAGGCCGTCCGCTTTGGCCATGTTCCCCCGTGTCTGCATTTCTGGCACCTCTTGTGCGGGTCGTCGGCCGACATGACTCGGCCGCACTCGCATGTCTTGTTGTTGCTGATCTGTAGTGGTTTGTTCATTGCGTGCCACGGACTCATGCGCGCAAATCGAATAAGTCCTTTTGCGCCGTCGTGTCGAACCCTAGTCTCGCGGCATCCACGCCCCATTCCGTTTTGCGGCGCTCCATGAGGTCGGTGTATTTCTTATACGCCGCGCTCTTGTGCTGCGAGAATCCCAAGCCTTTGCACCAGTAGTCATTCCTCAGTAGCGACTTGACTACGCGCCGCCAGCTTGGAACCTTGCGGGCTTGTTCCATTTCGTAATCAGCCTCGTCCGGTATTCCTGCCGGATAGCCGCGTTCCATCCACCATTTCTCAAACAGCAGTATTTTGTTTTTGTAGTGCTCTTTCGTCTTGGGCGGCATCGAGCCAGCGAGCAAATACGCGAACGACTTCCACGTGTGCCCGGTCGGTTTTGTAACTCCTCGATAGCCGTTGATGTTTCCCCATTCCTGGCAGTAGAGCGCACCACCGTTCGCGCCATTCACTCTTGCGACCACCTTGCACCATGTCTCAGGCTCAATCAGGTGGAACAGCCATAGCCCTTTGCGCTGGTCGTCTCCGTATGGCTGGCAGATACGCATGTGGCCCATCGGCACACCGGCCTTGTGCATCATGTCGTACAGCTTGTTATAGGGCCTGTCTTTGTTCTTCGAGTGATAAACCCACAAGTCCTGCGACTTCCAATCGTAAATCGGGTAGACGTTATAGACCTGCTCAACCACGCGCGAGGTCCAGCGCTTGCCGTCTAGCGTTTCCTTTTTCGAGGTCGCGATAGTACGAAAGCGGTTCAGACTCTCATCGCACCGAATCCCAACAAAGCACGCGCACCTTTCGCCCTGGGCGTACCACGCCCCGAACTCTGGAACGAATTCCTCGAATTCCATGCCAACCCTGAAAAACGGAAACGATTCATGGTTGCCCAGCGCGCAATCGGGCTTCTGTCTTACCCAGCCTTCCTCGTTCTCCGGATCCCAGCACAGCCAGAACGGCTCATAAACACTCACCGCATTTCGTAAGTGAATCGGCAGACAACACCAATACAATTCGATGCAGTCCTTGTACATATCCACACAAGTCTGCGCGTGCTCCATCGTCAATTTGTACTGCGCTTCAAGGTCGACAATCAACACGCCAAAGCGACGGCCGCGCGCTCTTGCTTCGTCGGCGACAAGATGCAGCATGACCGTGCTGTCCTTTCCTGCGCTGAATGAAAGGTAAACGCGCTCGAAGTTATCAAACGTCCACGCGATACGCTCCCGCGCTGCGTCGATAACCGTTTTCCCTATGCCCCTTTTAATCACAGCAAAACCCCCTGCGGCGAGTTGTAACCTTGCTCCCATTCCCTGACCACAACGGCAGCGGCGATGTTCGCAGCGTCACGCTCATCGTCTGTCAGGTAATACCACGCTGCGCGCGTACATTCCTCGGGAGAGTCTGCGCCTAAACAACATCCTGCGTGGCCTAACCAAGCGAGTCGATTAGCCGCCTCGATACTGAGATTGTGCAGGCACGAATTCGGCCACTGCTCTAATGCTTCGCGCATCCATTTTTGAAACATCGCGCAATCGCGCATCAAATCAGCGGCGGCGTTAATTGCTACCTTTCGGTCATCGCCACGAAGCACGCGCCACATACCACGCTGGAATTCTTCTAATTCCTCATAGTGGAAGTACACGCGCTTAAGCTGTTTCGTCGCTTTCATACACGCCTCGCAGCAATTCTTCCTCGGTCAGTAGGCCGGTCGGCTCCCATGCCTCTGTGAATTCCTTGTCCGCAAACATTTCCGCCAGCCCTGAAATCTGCGCCAGTCGCAAAACCTCGTCAGGGTCCATGCCTAACTCGCGGCCTATTTTCTCATCATTCCAGTTACGGCGCTTCAAATCCAAAACAATGTCGGACATTGCATCGACGCGGTGTTTACCGCGTGCGCGGTTGTGTCGGATAGTGGACGCAATGCGGTTGCCTCTGTCGAACTGCTCCGCACGTATCTCAACAATCGGCAGGTAGTTGTGCAGCCGGCGATTGACGGCCTTCACTTCCTTGCCTACGCGGTTACGGTGGAATCCATCGACCACCGTGTGAATGTCGCCATCCGGCATAGTCACAATCGGCTGGGTATATCCATCGGCCAGCACCGAAACCTTGAGCAACTCCATTTCTGGCGGCGCGACTGCATTAGGGTTGTAGTCGTTAGCCTGCACTGATTCGGCAGGCACCCACATCACGCAATCGACGGGCTCTGATTTAAACGGCGAATGCTTCGCTATCTCTGAGCGAAGTCGGTTTATCTCCGTCACCCTCTCTGGTATTGGCATGTCCGCCAAATAATCGAAATTCATGATTCCCTCTCTCATGTCCAGTCAATCTATTGTAGTCACCCGCAAACACATTGCAAGCCCCCTTGCATATTATTTTTCATCCGTTCCGGGCTCGTATACAAACTGCGGGCATCGCCTCACGCATGGCCCCTTGTGCAGCGCGCACCACAATCGCGGACCGGGCTGATAGCGGGAGTGATCGCAAGATCGGCAGGTCAACTCATCCGATACAGCCATATCCCGCCCTCGCGCTTGCTCTCGATGTTTATCCCGTTCCTGCGCAGTTCGCATATCCCCGTCGAGGTCGCGCAAGTCCTTCCGAGTATCTGCACCTGCCACGTCGATAGCCATTCGCCGCGACAGCCGGTGAAAACTTCGAGCAGTCGTTGGAGTCGGGCGGACTTTTCTAGTTTGGCGGCTTTCATGCGGCCCTCCCGCTACTTGGATTTTAGTTGTTCTTTCAACTTGGCGAATTCTTCACGCGCTCGCGGGCTTTGTGTCGCCATGCGTTCCACGATCTCGCCAATCCCTTCAGGACCGACAAGCTGCAAGCTACGGCGCGGCGCTGGCAATGAATGCTCGGCCGCTTTAAACGGCAACGCAGGCAACCCCTGTGAAATTAGGTTTCTGTTCTTTGCCTCGTGCTGGGCTTCTTCGCGGCCCGCCTGCGAAAAGCCTAGGGTCGCTTGCCACTTCACCGGCACGCCGCTATCGCGCGCTTTCTGGCACTCGCGTGTGTAGGCTTCCTTAAAAGCCATTCGCGCAGCCACCGCGTCCTCGTAAAGCAATGGCCCAGCCACCAGCATGGCGGCCTGCATTTCCTGCGTCCATACGGCCGAAACATCCTCGTTCTTTGGGATCATGGCCCATGCTTCCTCAACCCCCGGCCGACCGTCATCAATGCGGCTGATTACGTCCGCGAGGACTAGTCGGCCTTTGACTTCACGACGGCAGCGGGTCAGCGCCGCCAGCACTTGAGGCAATGGATATTGAGAGAGGTCTGCCGCGAATATCTTCGCCGCCGCTTCCGATAGCTGAGTGCCCGTTAGTTCAGCGGTGACGGCAATCGCTTTAATTAATTCCGGTGTCACTTTCTGCCTCCTGCAATAGCTTTTGCCACACTTGCCCTTGCGTCTCAGTCTGGTCTACCTGACGCGCCTTTGTCTCGGTCATGCGCGTGTTCGTAGCCCATTCGGTGCGCAGCTTTTCGCAGTCCTTCAGCAGCATTCCCACGGAGTGCCCGCACCTGACATAAAACGCCGCGTTGTTGTGAACGTAGAACCGGGCAACGTGAGGCGCATCAAATCCGCCAATGCGCTTGACCAATTGCGACAATTGCCCGTTCACCGTCGCATTACGCACGGGCTCGATGCCGTATCGCTCGTGATACGCGATAGCGTAGGCGGCCCACACCGTCGATGCCGGGTTGGGCGCGGCCGTGCCCACCGGAGAAACCGCCCACTCCTGCCGCTGGACCGCCTCAATAAAACGCGCCTTAACGTCCGGCGTCGCGCGCTCCCATGCCGTCATGAGGTCATCGAATAACCTGGATTCGTCAATGGTCGGCGTTTGGATTGCTTCGGCTTGCTTGTTCAGCTTTGCCATCGTGCGCGTCGTAACTATTCGTTGCTCTTCGCGGTGCTCGGCCAGCGTCTGCTCGAATTGTTCTTCTGGAATTCGCGCGATGGATTGCGCCTCCGATGACTGGTACTTGCTGATCCCGTAGTCGGATAGCTTTGGCGGCTGAGTGCGGTCAAATGATGCGACCGCACTTGTGCCAATTCCGGCCGCCCCGGTATTTTTCGGCATGGCGTTCAGCAATTCGCCAAGTCTCCGAGTTGCGCGGATGCGTATCTCAGCGCCGTCGCGCTCTATGTCGAAGTTCTTCGAGATGCGGCCATACGCTTCCACCGCTGCCGCCTTGTCTACCCAATCCTTAATTTCGTCCACTTGTCGGCATTCTGCGATTGCTCGGCAGGCTGCGTCATATTTCACTAGCTGCATAACTGATTCCTTAGTTGCCCAGAGAGAGTGAGTGAGCAACGGCCCCCAAACCCCCATTACTTTTTAAATGGAAGTTTGAAGGCCGCAGACTTGAATCGGTTGTCGCCTAGGTTGCCCGTCGGTCGGTCGTTTCGCATCCGGCCCCAGCAACATTTTGACGCACCCGCTGGGATAACCCCCGTGCGCACAGTATTACGCCACTGTGATGCGTGGGCACTTGACTAGACGGATTGACGGGATAGAATAAAGTGGTTCTAGCCGTCGGGTCGCCTGCAAGCATTACCCGATAAAAGCCCCGATTGCCGCAATGGCGTCGGGGCTTTTCTTTTATAGCGCTGTCTGTTTTCGCTGTCAACTGAACTGACCAGTACAGTAATTCACCGCCCCGACAGTCGCCGCACCCGTCGCCGCAACTGGCCTATCGTGTCCAGCCGGATGCAGCGGTCGATGGCTGCCGAGTCCATGTTGCCGGTATGGCCGTTCTCTAGGATGCTGGCTTGGCTTCTATAAGCCCGTAGAACGCGCTGTAGGCTGTCTTTGGCTTCCTGTAGTGGTGTCCATGCGGGGTCGCTCATTTCTCCGCCTCCGGTAGCGTCAAAATCATCACGGCCAGCAGGCACAGCACAACCAGGCCGGAGCCGGTCAGAAGTAGCGGGCCGAGGGTGTCGGTGATTAGGGTCATAACTGACTCCACAGCAGCCCGACCGCGACGACGATAGCCGGCACGGTGAGGACTGCGATTAGGGTTGATAGAGGTGACTGCGGGCCGGATTGCGTTTGCAGCGCTTTCCGGCCGTTAGCAAAAGCGTCCAGCGGAGCGGGCTGAGAGAGGGTAGGCGCTCTCAATTTTCCGCTTTCTGCCCCACTCGCGCGACGAGTGACGCCGCAGTCATTGAAAGCCCCGGTATTTTCGGCGAACTGGAACCGGGAACCAGCTTGGACACCGAGGGGAGCGGTATCGCCTTCAAGCGCGCCAGGGGGATGCGCGCTGTGATTCATTAT